CAAAAGAGCTGATCGAGCGGTATTTTAAGATGCCGCTTTTTGATTGGGAATTATTCGTGCTGGGGCTGATCCACTGCTACTACAAATCGACGGATACGGTAGTCTTTACCGAGTTTTTTATCATGATGGGGCGCGGGAACGGCAAGAATGGTTTTATTTCCGGCATCGTCTGGTACCTGACTACCCACTATCACGGAGTGGACGGCTACAATGTGGACATCATAGCGAACAGTGAGGATCAAGCTAAAACTTCTTTTGATGATATCTATGAAATGCTGGACAGAACGTGGAAGAAATCGCAGAAGTTTTTTAAAAAGACGAAATTATTAATCACTAATACCAAGACAAATTCCTATATAAAATTTAATACAGCGAATGCCAAAACCAAAGACGGCAAACGCTCGGCATGCTTGGTTTTCGATGAAATACACGAGTATCAAGACGGCAGTATCATCGGCGTTTTTAAGTCCGGATTTGGTAAGAGAAAACACTCACGGATTTTCAGTATCACAACTAACGGCTATGTCCGCGACGGCGTGCTGGACGAAAAGCTGCGTATCGCCCGAGGTGTTTTAGACGGCGAGATAAAGGGCAGCAGACTATGCCCTTTGATTTACAAACTGGATAACGATGCCGAGGCGCAGGATAAGGATAAATGGGTGAAAGCAAATCCGTCTTTGCCGTATCTGCCTACTCTGCAAATTCAGATGGAACAAGAGAATCTCGAGGCGCAGTTTGATGATATCGTCAAAATAAATTTATATACCAAGCGATTTAATCTGCCGAGAGCGGATTTGGAAATTGCGGTAACCGACTATGAAAATATCAAGGCTACTAATGTGGCGCTGCCTGATCTCACACGCCAAAGCTGCACCGCAGGGATAGACTATGCGGAGCTGACAGACTGGGCAGCGGTTAATCTTCATTTCAAAATAGGCGATAAGCGCTATGACATAAATCATGCGTGGATGTGCCTAAACAGCAAGGATTTGCACCGTGTCAAGGCACCGTGGAAAGAGTGGGCAGAAAAAGGGCTAATCACGGTGGTGGATGATGTCAGTATCCATCCGGATTTATTATGCGAGTATATTAAAAAAATGTCTGCCAAGTATAACGTCCGCATGGTGGCGATGGATACTTTTAGACATACGCTCATGGCCGAGAGCCTGCGCAAGATAGGATTTGACGCGCGGGATAAAACAAAAGTAAAACTAATTCGGCCGAGCGACATCATGCAGGTAGAACCGGTGGTGCAGGAATGTTTTAACAGAAATCTATTTGTCTGGGGAGATAATCCCTGCCTGCGCTGGGCGGTCAATAATACGAAACGTATGCGGTCCAGCCGTAACATCGGTGCAGATACAGGAAATTTTGTTTACGGAAAAATCGAGGCCAAAAGCCGCAAAACTGATCCGTTTATGGCGCTGGCGGCATCCATGTGCTGCGAAGATGTGCTGATAAGTAGAGCGGTCAGCCTGCCGCCGATCGGAGCAATAGCATTTTAAGGAGGTGAGATAGTGGGAATATCAATTAAAGATTGGCTTTTGGGAAAGCCGAAAAGCGACGATAAAACGCTGGAATTTTGCAAGTTGGATTTAGAAAATGCGGTAGTGGATTTCGGGCTCCGCGAGCTGGCGTTTAATACCTGTGTATCTTTGATCGCTAATGCGATCGGTAAGGTGGAGTTTAAAACTTATCGCGGAAATGAAGAAATCCAAGAAAAAGAGTATTACACGTTTAACATCGAGCCAAACATCAACCAAAACAGCACGGTTTTTCTGCATAAACTGATTTATAAGCTGTACAGCGACAACGAAGCGCTGGTCATCAGCGTAAAAAAACGCGGCAGCGATGACGAAATGCTTTTGGTCGCAGATAGTTTCGCGGTGGATGAATATGCGGAGAAAGAGAATGTCTACAGCGGGGTTGAGGTAGATACACTTCCATATCACAAAAATTTTAAAGAACGCGATGTGCTGCATTTCAAACTGAACAGTCAGGATATAAAAATATATCTGGACATGATGAACCAAAGCTATGCCCGACTGTATCAGGCGGCGGAAAACTACTACAGGCGCAGTCATAACCCAAGGCTGAAAGTCCATGTCGATCGTATGGCGCAGGGTGATGAAGATTTCGACGGCAATTTCGCCAAGATGGTGGAAAAGCAAATCAAGCCTTTCCTCACAAATGACCGCGCAATTCTGCCGGAGTTTGACGGCTATACCTACACGGATATGGCCGAAAGTAGCGCAGGCGGTGACAGTGCGGACATCAGGTCTTTGGTCAATGATATTTTTACGCTGGCGGCGAGATGTTTTAATATCCCGCCGGTATTGCTATTCGGTGATGTCGCCGGAACGGCTGATGCCATGGAGCGGTGGCTCACGGTATGTATCGATCCTTTGTGCGATCAGCTGCAGGAGGAAATCAACCGCAAGCGCTACGGCTATGACGCATGGAAACGCGGGGACTATATCCGCATCGATACCTCAAATATTCGCCATTTTGATATATTTGGCAATGCATCAAATATTGAAAAACTAATCGGCTCGGGTGCGTTTAGTATCAACGACGTGCGCCGCGCCGCCGGACAAGCCGTAATAAACGAGGAGTGGGCGAACAGGTATTATATTACTAAAAATTTCAGCACTGTGGAGCAAGCGACGACACCAATGGGAGGGGGTGAGTAAATGCATAAAAAGATGTGGGAAATAAAACAGCAAGCCCAAGGAAATACGGTAGATATATACATCTACGGCGATGTCGAAAGCGACGGCTACGACTGGTGGACTGAGGAAGTCATCGAAAGCGAAACCAGCGCTAATCATTTTCGCAACGAGTTGGCCAAGTATCCGAATGCCGATCTAAATATTTATATCAATTCCTACGGCGGTAGTGTCTTTGAGGGAACAGCGATCTACAACCAGTTGAAACGCCATAACGGCAAAAAGACGGTGTATGTAGACGGTTTCGCCTGCTCGATCGCCTCGGTTATCGCTATGGCTGGCGATGAGGTCATCATGCCAAGTAATGCCTTGATGATGATCCATAATCCGTGGATGTATACAGCGGGCAATGCGGCGGAATTAAGAAAAGCCGCCGAGGATTTAGAAGTCATCGGCAAAGCAAACCGCACGGCATATCTAAATAAAGCCGGGGAGAAACTCACCGAGGAAGAACTGGCGCAAATGATGGACGCGGAGACTTGGCTAACTGCCGAGGACTGCGTGCGCATGGGACTGGCCGACAAGCTAAGCGATAAAGTAGCTGACATGAGCGGAGCCGAGGCAATGCTCAAAAAGGCAAATTTGAATTTAGAGCAAAGCTTAAAAATCCGCCAGAGTTTAAAAGCGCAAATGCAAAGCTTGCAGGAAGAGATCAAAAAAGAAAGTAAAGAAGCAAAAGAAAAAAATAAAGAAGTAAAGCCGACCTTGTTTCAAACTTTGGCCGGCTTAAATTATGCGAAAAAACAGGAGGATTGAAAAAATGAGAAACAATGACGACAAAAACACTGCCAAAGAGCAGGCCAATGCCCTGATGATGCAGGCATTCAAAGATAACGATCCTGAGGCATATGCTAAGGCACTGGAACAGCTAATGGAGGCTGTTGGCCAAGACGTGCGCAGGGAGTATGAAGAGCACATGGCAAGCGTGATCGATCAGCAAGATGAAAAGATTTTGCAGGCTCGCGGCGTGCGCCAGCTCACCAGCGCAGAAAAGAAATTTTATCAGGCGCTGAGAGACGCAAGCAAGTTGGCTAATCCCAAAATGGGGTTGACCGATGTCATCATGCCGGAAACGATCATCGACTCGGTGTTCGATGAATTGCAGACCAGACATCCGCTTTTGGCCAAGGTCGGATTTCTCCAGACAGGCGGCGCGATCCGCATGTATTTGAACACTAACGGCTACCAAGAGGCACGCTGGGGTACTCTGTGCTCAGAGATTGTGCAGGAGGCAATGAGCGGATTTAAAGAAGTAGATACAGGCTTGCTTAAACTTTCGGCATTTCTCCCTGTCTGCAAAGCAAATCTGGATTTAGGCTATGAATGGCTGGATAATTTCGTTCGTCAGGTTTTATATGAAATGCTGGCCAACGGTTTGGAAAACGGTCTTGTAAACGGCACCGGCAAAGATGAACCGATCGGCATGATCCGCGATGTATCCGAAAATGCGGCGGTAGTAGGCGGCAAATATCCTGCTAAAGCCAAAGTAACGGTCAATGATTTTTCTGCGGAAACTATCGGCAATTTACTAAGCCTTTTAGCGGTGGATCCGAACGGTAAACCGCGTGAAGTGCGCGATGTCATTTTGTTGGTTAATCCGGCGGATTATTTCAGCAAGATCATGCCTGCAACTACGCTCATGGCAGCTGACGGCAGCTACCGCAATGATGTACTGCCCTACCCGATGGAAATCATCCAGACGGCGGCAGTCAAACCGGGTGAGGCTGTTTTGGGTATGGCCTATAAATACTTCGCCGCTGTCGGCATGAGCAGCAAAGACGGCCGTATCGAGTACAGCGACCAGTATCAGTTTTTAGAGGACAACCGCGTATACGTTATCAAGCTGTATGCTAACGGTTTTCCGATTGATAATAACGCTTTTGCTTATCTTGATATCAGCAACTTGCGCGCGGCAGTGCTGAAAGTGGAGCAAGTGACTGCACCTGATCCGTCGGCGGACGCTACTTTGTCCAGCTTGAAAATCGGGGCGTTGGCTTTGTCGCCGAACTTTGCGGCAGGAACTACAACCTATACGGCAGCTACGACCAATGGCAGCAACGTAATCAATGCGGTGCCGAATAATGCCGGGGCAACGATCGAAGTCAAGGTTAACGACGAAGTTATCGCTAACGGCACGGCGGCTACATGGAAGAGTGGCTCGAACACGGTAGAAATCACCGTCACCGCCAAAGACGGCACTACCACGAAAAAATACACTGTGACGGTTACTAAATCGTAATGATTAAACGTAACGAAGTACCGCCGGAGCTTTTGGCGGCGGCCGAAAACTATCTGAATATCACTTGGAATGATCAAGCCACGGACGATAAAGTCTGTGGCTTGATTGCTTCCGGGACAACCTACTTAGATCTAAAAGGCGGCGGAGTTTTAGACTATGAGGCTGACGGAATGCCGCGGACGTTACTGCTGGAATATGTACGCTACGGCTATTCAAGTGCGTTAGATGTGTTTGAAACTAACTATATGAATCAAATTTTAACTATGCGCCACGAGAGGCTGGTGGAAAAGTATGCCGCAGAAAATGCCGTATCGGGTGAATAACGAAATCACGCAGAACTTTGGCGACGGGGTAGTGAAAATTTACGCCGTGACAGATGAGGCGGCTCCCGGCTATGCGCCTGCGGAAAAGAGGACGCTGAAAGTAACATTGCGCTATCAGGAGCAGCGGTTAGGCATCAACCGCCTGTATCAGGCGAAACAGCTGCAAACGGAAATCGAGAGGGTCATCCGCGTACCGAGGAGCAGGGTAGAGGTCACGAACCGCGACCAAGCCCAAACGGAAAACGGCGTGTGGTATCGGGTGGAGAGTGTGCAAAGCGCCGATGACGCCTATCCTCTGAGTTTAGACATCGCTTTAGTGCGTATCGAGCAGGGAGGTGTTAGCTGGTGACGTGGTATGAAAAAATAATCGCTATCCACCGCGAGGTCACGGACAGTGTAAGCCATGTCAGGCGGCTAAACAGCGAGCGCTATTTCGTCTGGCAAGAGGACGGAGAGAATGTGTTTCGTGCGAGCAATAATCATGCGGAGCGCGCTATGCAAGGCTCGACGGATTTATACACTAAGCAGGAGTTTGACCCGTGGGTAGAGGAGTTGGGCGCGGCGTTTGACAAAGCGGAAATCAGCTACAGCTATACCTTTATCGAGTATGAGGAAGATACGGGATTTTATCACCATTCCTGGGACTGGGAGGTGCTCGGGTAATGGCAAAAATGAGCTATAACGGATTGACTGAGTATATCGCGAAAATCGAGGCGCTCAACGCCGATATGGTAGGCATATCGACTAAGGTCGTTTATAGCGGTGCCGACGCTACGGCTAATGCAATCCGTGCCGAAATCGACCAGATACCAAACAATCTTTTAAACCGCGTCCAGCGAGAGGGATTGAAAGACGGTTTGGGCATCGCCCATATCGTGACTGAGAGCGGAAAAACAAACACGCGCATAGGTTTTAACGGCTACAACGAACTGCGCGTGGGTAAATACCGCGCCAAAGGACAGCCGAATGCAATGATCGCCCGCGTGGTGGCTAAGGGCGTGAGCTGGCGCGGCGGGAAGTATGATTTCGTAAAGATTGCGGTCCGCAAAGCACGCAAGCAGGCGCAGGCGGCAATGCAAGAGACGTTTAACGAAGAAGTAGAGAAAATCATGAGGGGGTAAGAAAATGGCAAATATCGGTTTGAGTAAGCCGAAATATGCAATCTATAAAAATAACGGCACGACTGTCACCTATTCCGGCGGGGCGGTGATCGGAAAAGCGGTATCGCTGGATATGTCCTTGGACGGCGGCGATACGAATATTTTATATGCGGATAACGGTGCGGCGGAGAGTGCGAATAGTTTCGGCGGAGGTACGTTAACCTTAAACACCGATGATTTACTGCCTGCACCGATGGCGGCGATTTTAGGCGTGGCCGAAAGCGCAATTACCGGAGTAGAGGCAGTGACTACTGCTGATGCAAAATGGCTGATGTTTAACGATGATCAGGAAACGCCGTATGTAGGTTTCGGAGCGATCGGCAAAAAACAAATTAACAATCAGACTAAATGGGTGGCAATCATCTATCCGAAAATCCAATTTCAAAATTTAGGCGATGCGCTGACGACCCAGGGTGAAACAATCGAATGGCAAACGCCCGAAATCACCGCAACACTGATGCGCGACGATACTGCCAAACACGAATGGCGCAGAATGTCGAGCCCGTTAGACAGCGAGGCGGAGGCGGAAGCACTGCTCGATAGTTTTTTGAATATCACAGCCTAAGGGGGGATAGAAATGCGCACAACTACTACAGAATTGCAAGGGAAAGAGTACTTGCTGTGCTTATCTTTACGCGGTATTTCTAATTTAGAAAAACGATACGGAAGTTTAGAAAATGTGACTAAGGTAATGTCTAAACCCAATATTGGTGATGCAATAATTCTTCTGGCAGAGATGATGAACTGTGGCGCGAAATATGCCAAGAAAAACGGCATCGAAAATCCGGAGCCGCTAAGTGCAGAAATGCTGGGCGATGAGTTGGATATGGCGGATTTTGCGCCGATGATGGCTAAAATCGGCGAAACAGTGCGATTGAGCATGGAGCGGGAAGTAGAGGCAATCCCAAACGACAAAGCCACGGCACAAGTATCGAAATGAATACGGTGTCGTGGCTGGCATGGCAGGGAATGCAGGCCGGGTTAGATTATGACCATGCATGGTTATTGCCATTGGGAGAAGTCATTGATTATATAGCGATCTGGAAAATTATGACCGGAGCGGCTAAGCAGAAAAGGCGGGAGAAAGACTTCTGGGAGCTGATGGAGTATAAATAGGGCTATGTCTAATGAGCATAGCCCTTATTTTTTAAAGTAAGGAGGTGAGACTTTTGGCAGATAAGGCGGATATAGGTGCAAAGATTGAGATAGACGGCGAAAAGCAATATCGCGATAACATCAAGGCTATAAACAGCGAATTGCAGGCTATGCGCAGTGAAATGGATTTAACAACTGCAAGCATGGATGATATGAGCGACAGCCAAGAGGCTAATGCCAAACAAGCGGAAATTTTAGAAGAAATCATCGGCAAGCAAGAAGATAAGCTAAAGTTGATGAATGACCAGTACGAGCGAGCAACCGGCAGGCTGGGCGATTTAAGAGCGGCATTAGATACTGCCAAGCAAGAATTTGGCAATAACTCGGTCGAGGCAGGAAAAGCGCAGGACGCATACAATAAACAGCTGACAGCCGCGATGAATTTGAAAACGCAGATCAATAAAACTGCGACGGAGCTGCAGAAAAGCAAAACGGATTTTGCAAATTTAAGCGGAGCGGCAGATAAACTGGGCGATAGTTTAGATGATGTCGAGGACGCGAGCGGCAAAATCGGAACATCATTAAAAGATGTTTTTGCAGGTAATGTCATGGCCAATGCTGCCTCGGCGGTAGCGGGGGCGGTCGCAAATATCGCCGGTTCATTTATCAATTTAGATGAGGCTACCGAGGAAGTGCGCGAGAATTTAAGCAAGGTCGACAGTGCCTTTACGACCAGCGGCAAGAGCAGCGAAAGCGCGCGTAAGGCTTACCGAGATTTTTATAAAATTCTGGGCGACAGCGATACAGCGGCAGAAAGTACGCAGCTGTTAGCGCAATTGGCGGAAAATGAGCAGGACGTCGATAAATGGACACGCACAGCTACAGGTGTCATGGCAACATTTGGCGATAGTTTGCCGATAAATTCACTAATCGAAGCATCTAACGAAACGGCTAAGGTCGGCACGGTAACAGGTGTCTTGGCTGACGCGTTAAACTGGGTCGGTATTTCGGAGGATGAATTTAACGAAAAGTTGGCCGCGCTGGGCATGGAGCAGGAAAGAAACGCATTAATCACCGAAACGCTGGCAGCGACGTATGAAGATGCTGCGGCAGCCTACGAGGAAAACAATGCCGGAATCATGACCGCGCGCGATTTGCAGGCGCAGTTAGACGAAAGCTTGGCCAACTTGGGCGGCACGGTGCAGGATGTGAAAAACGGACTGTTGGCAGATTTCCTGCCGTCGATCGTGGAGGTCATCAAGGGTTTTGATGATTTCGTAAACGGCGTGGACGGCGCGGATAAAGAGCTGGAAGAGGGCATCGGCAATATGGTAGATACCGCCATAGAAAAATTGCCCGAGTTTTTGGAGTTTGGCGCGAAAGTCATCGGTGAGATTGCGAAAGGTCTGATTTTGCATTTGCCTGACATCATGGCGGCGGCGGTAAAAATGGTGTGGACACTAACCACGACTATAGCAAGTCTTTTCCCGGATATTTTCAGCGTTGGGGTAGATATGATGAAACAAGCAGCCGACGGCGCCGTTACAATGATCAAACAATTTGTTTCAATCGGCACCAATTTAGTCAGCGGATTGTGGGAGGGGATCAAGAGCAAATCCTCGTGGCTGAAAAACCAGATTAAGGACTGGTGCAGCAGTATCGTGGACAATGTCAAGGATTTCTTCCATATCGGCTCACCGTCGAGGCTTTTTAGAGACGAGATCGGACAATTCCTACCGGAAGGCTTGGCACTCGGTATCGACAAAGGTGCAAAAACAGCGTTTGACAGCATGAAGAATTTTAACCAGCAGCTTTTAAGCGCCGGCGAAATGATCGTGCCGCAAGCCTCGCAAAGCGCGCAAAACCAAGGATTGGTCGAAAGTTTGATTAACGGTTTAGGCGTGATGCAGGACAAGGCGGTCACGGTGGTGGCGCAGGTCGTACTGCCGAACGGCGAAGTCTTGGCCGAAACGGTTTTCAATGATTTGCTGAATGTTTCGAAACAAAGGGGGGTTAGCCTTGCAACAACTTAAAATCTACAATGCCCAAAATCAAGCAATCGAGCTGCCGCGCACGAAAAAAATTTCGATGGGCGGCGCACTGGTAGCGACTGAGGTCGAAATGGTCAGCGGGCGCAGAGTGCAGTATGTGCAAGGCTTTCGCCCGAGTTTCACGGCAGAATGGGACTGGTTCCCGAATGATTTGCTTGCCGAATTAACGGCGCTCTTGCGGCAGGGAGGCTTTTTCAAAGTAGACTATCCCGACCAAGACGGAAACGATAAAAGCGGAAAATTCAGCATTTCCTATCCCTCGACAGGGATATTTAAGTTTAAAGGCGGCAAACCGATGTGGTACGGCGTGAGTCTTACTTTTAACGCGCAGGGGGTCGAGTGAAATGCAGGCAACAAGCTCGGTTTGGAATCCTTATGCGGATGAGATCACGCCTAATGCGGCGGTGCAGTTTGAGCTGATCGATGTCGACGCGGCAGAGGTGGCAAGCGCTGCCGCCAATGTCGCGGGTTTAAGTTTTACCGACATAACGCAAACACACGACGAAATCACGCAGAACAGTTTGAAATTGGCGACGCTTGCACCTGACCAGTGGAAGCTGGACGGCACATGGATTTTGCCGCGCAAAGAAAAGACTAACGGCGAAACCGGCTGGTGGAGCAGCGCCCAAAGCAATGCGGCGGGAAATTTCGCTGTAAATCCAACATTAACCTATACTTTCAGCACGCCGCAATCGAGCGACGGCTTTACAATCGTTTTCGACACCAAGGCGGAGGAGATGGCGGCAGATTTCACCGTGAGCACCTATGACGCAAGCGGCACGCTGATAGCCGGTGCTGCCGTCACCGGGAATACAGACGTAATCCGCATAGTCGAGTGCCCGAGCCTAAACTACAGCAAAATAACAGTAACCTTTACCCGCACGGCTAAACCATACCGCAGGGTAAGGGTGACGGAAGTAGTTTTCGGCTATTTGCAGCAGTTTACCAAAGATAAAATCGTCAATATGAAAATTACATGGGAAAGCGCGCTCTATATGCAAAATTTGGCGACAAACAAACTATCGGTGACGATCGACAACAGCGACAAAGCTTACAATGTCCTAAACCCCGAGGGCATATATAAATTTTTGCAGCAAGGGCAGGGCATTAACACTATGCTGGCGCTGAACGGTGAGAGTATCAACATGGGTAGATATTACTTTGAAAGTGCCACAGCAAACGACGACGCGCTCACGGCGACGATAACAGCTTATGATCTGCTGTATCGGCTGGATCAGGGCAAGTGCAACATCGGTGCTACCGGTACATGGACAGTTGCGCAGGCGGTGGCGGCGGTAATTGCCGACAGCGGCGAGGAGATAAAAACCGACATACCTGCAGCAATCGGGGCGCGGGTGATCCGCAAATGTATCCCGCCCGATACCACATACCGCGAGGCACTCAGGCTGATAGCACAAGCGGCGATGACGCACATCTACATCGACAGGCTGGATCGGCTCACGGCGAAAGATATAGATTTCAGCCAAAGCGTGGACGAGCTGACCGCCGATACGATGACGACGTGGGGCAATGCCAAAGACACGGGGTTAATCAATAAAGTGACGGTCGAGGTCGCCGACGAATACGCGGGCGGTGATCCGATAATCTATACGGCGACTAATCAGCAGGCCGGTGAACCGCTGCAGCTTTTGGAGATAAGCAATCCTTTGGCCAACTCGCAGGATGTGGCGAAGTGGATCTTGAAATTAGCGGGAAACCGCAATCAGTATACGATCACCTCGCAGGGCAATCCCGCGCGGGATTTAGCCGACTGCGTGAGTATTGAAAGCGTGTACGGCACGCATGACAAAGCGGCGGTGATCAAGCAGGAAATCAATCTATCAGGCAGTTTGCTTGATAGCATCACG